TGTTTGTCTTATCTTTTCGGATAGATTATAAAATCCTTGCATATTATTGTGATTTACGTTTTATCATTCTTGTTTCTAATTCTGCTTTTTCTTTTTCAAATGCCAAGTACATTAAACACTGGTGTAACGGAAGTCTTGCAACTTCTTTAAATCTTGTAATGTCTCCTTGAGCAAGTGTATATAACTCTGAATAGCTTCCCCATTTTCTTGAGAAATTTGACCTATCGTCTGTTCCTTCACTAGTTCTTTCTCCAAATAGTTCGGTATATAGTTCAGCAATTCGTTGGTTAAATTGTAAAAAAAAACCATAGCACCTAATACAACACTCAATGGCATCTCTTTCATTACCTCGCTGTATTTGTGGCTTCCTTCGTATTCTTCTATTAGATACTTATGTCCTTGCTTTTGTTTAAGTGGTCTAAATAATACAGCCATTGCTTTATGCATATTACCCCATTCATTTATATAGCTTGTAACGTCTTTATTTTCTCCATAGGTAATTTCATCTAGGTTTGGTATAAAACCATAAGAAACACCATTTAAATTAAACGTAGGGATAAACTTATGTTCTTGTTCAAATAGTTTATTGATGTGGTTGATTAAGTAATCTATATCTTTGTCTTTAATCTTACCTAGCTCTTTTGTGTTTATGTTGAGGATGCATTTTAGTAAATCATCGTTACTTGGATTCTCTATAAGTAAGAAGTCTTGATAGTCTTTTAACTTGACTTCTTTTAGTGTACTAGGTATAGAAACTTCTAATTGCATAAAGTGTTTTTTATAAAACAAAAAAAGGATTACTTTGTATAAAGCAACCCTCTTTTATCTAACTATCAACTAAAAATTATCTTAATGTCTTATATAGGTATAAGTATAACTCTTGTATCTTATCCCCTAACTTTTTGTCTTGTCTGTATGTTTCGTTTCCAATTTGTATTCTTCCTTCTCTATGTATCTCTAATTTAACCTCTGGTCTTCTTGTTCTTGTTAGTGGTTTTACTATTACCTTGATGTCATTCTTTAAACACCAACTAATAGCTTCTCTTACGTTTCTTGTCATTTAAACAAGTTAATCATTATTGCTGGAATAAACATAGTAGCTAAAATACAAATTATTTGATATATTCTTGTATATAGTTTTCTATAGTAAATAGTATCTGTGTATTCTTTTAGTGTGTATACTTTTGTTGTGTTGTTTTTTGTTACTATTACCTCGTTTTGTTTTACCTCTATCATATCTAAAATATTAAGTTATGTATAATAGATTCAAGCGATAATAATACTACACTTGCAATTAATAATACAAATGAGAATAATGTTAATGTTAAGTAGTGTTTTAGTTTTTTCATTGTTTTGTTTTTTTAATTATGTGTTTATTTTAAGTGTTTTTGTAAGTTGTTGTAAAAATTCTCTAATTCATTTTTAGAGCATTCTTTATACATTTCTATATTTTTCCCGTTGCAATTCTCTTTATCAAAGTTGATTAATTCGATTAAGTAAAAACCTTTTTGTAATGTATTTACTAATGATTCTTTTATTTCTTCAGTTAATAGATTATTATTGTATAAATTTTCTATTTGCTTTTGTACTTTTTTAATTGTCATTGTTTTGTTTTTAGTTATTAATTATACTGCAATATATAACTAATTATTTAATTAACAAAATTATTAATAACTTTTTTTAGTAAATGTAGTATTGCCCTTTATTAGGGTTTTCTAATTGTGAAGTGATAGCATACCTCATCGCATCTATACAATGGTTAAAAGCATCTATTGGTTTATTAAGTGTTTCTCCTTCTTTGTTCTTTAACCAAATGTAGTTCTGAAGTTCTTTGATTAAGTTATGACTTCTATTAGTTATGTAGATTTCATTTTGATTGATGAGGTTGATACCATACACTATAGAGTCTTTACCTTTTTTTACTGGCATTATTAAATGACCATAGCTTGATAGCTCTGCAATACTTTTAGGTTCTGCTGAATCTGCATATATGATTTCTTTTGCTTCGTGTGTTTTAAGTAAGTTGCTTATCTGACTATTTAGTAATCCTTTTTGATAGATGACCTCATCAAAGATATATGAGTTGTTGTATTTGTAGAGTGCTATTAAAGTAGAAGGGTCATTAGTATAACCAAAGTCCATTCCATAACAAAGTAGTCTTGCTTCGTTTGGTAAGTCAATAGGTTTCCAGTCTTTAATACAAGCACCTTCTAAACTTCCTATCTCTCCTAGTCCATATACATTCCACCAGTTATTCCAATATGTAGATGTCTTTGCTTTTTCTTTAGCTTTCTCTATGTCGTTTATAATTGTGTCTGGTAATGCTTCGTTATCTAAATAAGTAAGCTTTATAAAGTCTGCATCATCTTTGCCTTGTAGTTCTGTATGCGCCCAGAATGATGAGGTAGGGTTAAAGTCAATCCATATATCTCCAGATGTTCTTATTGCTAATTGGTTGTATGCTTCGTAAGGTATGTTGTTAGCTTCGTTTACATATAGTGTGTGTCTTCTTGCTCCTCTTAATTTGTCTGCTGACTCAACACTAAAGAACTCTATGTAGCTTCCGTTTGCAAACTTATACTTAAGCATTGACTTATTATATTGCATATCATTATAACGATTGGTCATCATCATAATCTTTAGGAAGTCTTTTAAAGCACCTCTACGTAAATGTGGTATAGACTCACTAACTACGCTTATTTCTACGTTAGGAGTTCTTATAGCTCTATCTATGAGGATTGGTAGTATGCCAAACGTTTTACCAGCAGATGTTCCACCTTGAACTATCTTTTTACGTTTCTTAAGTTTAAGAAGTTTTTTAATTGCAGTTGTTACTACAAACATTAATCAATAATATTAAATAAAGGTTGCTCGTTGTTTAGAGTAATGTCTTTTGTTTCTCTAGGTTTACCAGCATAGTAATGATAGAACATTTGTATAAACTTAAACTCTCCAGATTCTATTCCTTTTTTTAAAGCTGCATAAGCTTGTGGCTCAAGTGGTGTTAGTCTTTCAATTAGCTTTACTTCTTCGGCTTTAGGCTTTCTACCAGCAGTTGTATGTCCTCCGTTGTTTTTTCTTTTATCCATAATTAAAAAAGATTATTATTAATTATTTTTTATATAACAAATATATTGTGTTTTTGTTAAAATAGTCTTTGTTGTGCTTTATGTTGTTCTATTCTTTTTGTAGCTGATTCAAAGTATTCTTTGTCTATTTCGTAACCAGTTAAGTCATATCCTAAATTATGACAAGCTATAGCTATACTACCAGAACCTAAATGAGTATCTAATATTGTATCTCCTTCTTTTGCATAATTCATTAATAACCACTCATATAGTTTTACTGGCTTTTGTGTTGGGTGTATTTTACCTTTTGAATATGCTTCAATCCTACTCATTCTAAAAGATTTACTTGCTTTGTCAAAAGAAGTCCAAGCTAATTCAAAATCTGCTCCTGTGAAAACTTGCATTTTATCCCATATTATATTGCATCTTGTTGGTGGTAAATCAAAATAATTACTTCCCCATATTATTTGATTTTTACTTACTCTGAACAATTGATTAAAAAATTTTTTAGATGGTATTATATCCCATTTAACAGAATTTTTATTTCTATGAAATATAGAATGTCTTTTTTTTGTTAAACCACCATTTACAATTTTATTTTTTATACCATAAGGAGGGTCTACAATAGCCAAGTCAAACTGATTGTCTGACATTTCTTTCATAGCTTCCATACAGTCTTGATTGTATATCATTAGTAAGTCTTCAACATTTTAACCATTGCATCTATTCTAAAGTTAGCTACATCTAGTTGTTCTTCTGGTATTTCTTTTATTATGTCTACTAGAGATTTGTAGTTGTTGTTTACTTCTACGTCTTTTAGTTGTTCGTATTTGTCTTCTAGTTCTGTGTATTCTTGTTTTAGTAAGTCGTATCTTGTTTCTAGAGGTATGTATTCATCTCTGTCTATTATTCTTTTGTATATAGTTAGGTATTCTGGGTTATATAGTTTAAAGGTAGTGAATACGTTTTTTAGTGAGTGTATTACTGTAGCGTGGTTTAGGTTTAGTGTTTGTCCTATTTCGTGTAAAGATAAGTTTGTTCTGTCTTTACATATCTTAAAATATATAGCTCTCCCATAGACTATTTTTCTTTTTCTTGATTTAACATCTATATTGTATCCTAATTCTTCCTCTACTAATTGTTTAATCTCTTTCGTTGTCATTTATTATATTTTGTATTAATTCTGTAAATTCTATTTTTTCTATTGCTAATTTAATTCCTTCACATTCCAAGTACATCTCTTTATCTTCATAGTCGTATAAGATAATTCTTAATTCGTCTAATTCAGTTCCTTTCTCGTAGTCGTATAATGCAATGTAGTAAAATTGATATATTATATCATTCTTGAGTCCTTGTGTTTCGTACATATTCAATCTCTCTTTCAAGATAGTCTTTAGCTTTTAGTAAATCCATTAGTTCGTGGTCTTTCTTGTCTGCTCTGCTTATGTACTTTATTATGTTTCCTCTATTGAAGTTTAAGTTGTAGTCTTTGATGAAATCTATAACATCATATCCTTTTCCGTTTTCATAGTGCGGTTGGCTTGCTCTCATTGTTTTTGTCTTTTATTAAAACTCCGTTTCTTTTTACTTTAGGTTTTCTTTCTTCTTCTATAAACCTTTCCTTTTGCTTTCTTCTTGCTGCCTTTTGTTTTTTGTTAGGCTTATCTTTTTTTAAGGGTTTAAACCATCTCATTATCTAAATCTGTCTATTTTTCCTTTAACACATCTTCTACTAACAAAATTTAATATATCTAATTGTAAATCTGTAATTTTTATAACTTTATGGTATAGAGACATCATTTCTTTATCGTGTTTTATTTGCCATTTATCTCTATTTTTTGATTTTTTTAAAAAAGATATTGAAGATATTTTTGTGCCAAAACCTAACATTAAATCAATACTTTTTCTTATTTCTTTTTCGTGTTTAATGTTTTCATTTAACATTTTTTCTTGTATTTTAAACCAATCTGTGTTTGTTTTCATTCTGTTCTTAATTTAAGTAAGTTATAACATTGTATGTATTTTAATTTTGCTTTTGATTTATATATTGTTTTAAATAGTTCGTATGTCTTTTTTGTAAATTGATAATGTGTTTTACAATCTTTGAAAAGTTTTATTGCATATGCCTTACCATACCCTTTGCAGTAGTTTACATTGTCTGCACTATCTCCAATTATCATTTGCTCGTAAAAGTTATATAATGCTTGTTGATGTGTTATATCATAAATACATTGATGATTATAATGGTAGTTGTAAATCAATGCTGGTAGTTGCATATAATCCTTATCTAGCGATACTATTATTACGTTGTTGTGTCCTAATTCGTCTGTAAGTGTTTTCCAATACGTTGCTACTAAATCATCTGTCTCTACACCATAAGAACTTTTTGTACTATATATCTCTGCTATGTGTTCGTGCATCTCATATAGTAATTTAGGATGCTCTTGTTTCTTTCTGTTTGCTTTATAGTTAGTGTCTAGTAGTTTTCTAAAATTACCTTTGCTATTGTTAAAAGTAATTACCCTTTCTATTTGGTAGGTTTCTTCTAGTCTATTTACAATTGACATAAATATCTCATCAAACTTTCCTATAGCTTCATCTAGTATGTCATCAACACCACAGCAAGAAGAATAAACTAAACTGTCTGCATCAAATAAAACTACCATTTTTCTTCAATTATTTCTATGGCTTGATTTTCTAACTCATCGATAACTTCTTGTTCTAGTATGTCTATAATGTCTTGTCCTCCACATAGCACTTTAAAACAATTAAAATCACTACTAAAATCTGGATACATATAACTACCATCTTGACCTTTTTGATATTCTCCTACAACAACTAATGCTATGTTATCATATTCTACTGTTATTTCTTTTTTCATTTTGTTTCGTTTTGTGCAAATATAAACAATTTTGTTAATATATACTAGTCTTCTTTATAATCTTTTGTAGCTTTAGTTAGAAATTTATCTATCACGTCAATTTTTTTTGATTGTTTTTCTATTGCTACATATAAAGTGGCTACTGTAGATTCAAGTATCTTAAATCTTTCTTTAGTTGTGTATTTTTTATTTTTCATAAATCTTTAATATTATTTAACTTATTATTTTTTATTTCTAAAGTAGGTGCTTTTAATTTAAACGTAGAGCCATCTGTTCTTTGTCTTGTTTGACCTTTTATAAATAACTCTCCTTTAGATTTTAATTCTTCTTTAGTAACCCAACCACATATAGTAAGTTTATTAGTTTTTTTATTTAAAGAACAAAATACATATCCATCACATTCATAATCTAATTGGTAGCAAATAAAATTATTTACATAATAATCTTTTGGGTCTACATTTCTACCCATTGTTTTTACATCAAATTTTTTACCTTTGTAAATAAAATCATACCCACCATCAAATCCATTAGAATAATTATGCTCTATATTTAAATGTCTTTTAACTAAAATTTCCCCTAATAATCCTACAAATTGTTCCTCTTTACTTCCATCTGCTTTTGACCTATTACCTATATTGTTTTCTTTTAGAAAACTCCAAACTTCTTTTTTTAATTCGCTATCAACGTCTAATATCATAATTCCATTAATTCATTGATTACTGTATGTCCTCCTAACACTACTGCACAAGCAATAGCTGGTTTCTTTCCTCTTTTAGCGTATGCCATAGCATAAGCAGTTGCATCTATCCCACAACCTACTTGACTACCAAAGACTTTAAAGTTCTGACCTACATACCATTCTGTATAACATTGTGTATGTAAGTGTCCTTGAATAGTACTTTGCATATCAGCTCTACATTTAGTTCTTGCAGTTCCAGCTTCTCCGTGTATATATTGTACACCATCAATTACAACTCTATCAACAAACTTCCATTGTGGAACTTCTAGTACATCTTTGTAAGCCTTTATCCATTTCTTTGGTACTGCACTTGTTTGTGCTTTACGCATTATAAGTCTATCGTGATTACCTATTGTTACGTGTGCTTTAGGAAATGCATTGTACCAGTTAGCTATTTTACTTATTGCTAATTCTAATTCTTGACCTCCTCCAAGACCATCTGCATCTGATTCGTGGTAACTACTGTAATGATTATCTATAACATCTCCTATAAATACAACTCTATTACAATTGTACTTTGCATAGGTTTCTTGGCAATGTTTTAAATAACCATCTAAACAAAATGGCTCGTGTAAGTCTCCTATGACAAGTACTCTTGTTTCTTTCTTGGTTATGTTCTCGTAAGCTACTTTTTTGTTTCCGTTAATGCGTGGTCTAATTTCCATAAGTTTTATATAAAGAGTTTAATTCGTTAGTTATAGTTCTTATACAACTCCCACAAGATGTCATTACTTTTTTATCATTAAATACTCTGTTGTATATTTTTAGTAATTGTTTTTGTTCTGATGGGTTTACTCTTGTTCTGTTTAGAGCAAACCATTCTCTTAAATAAACATATTCGTTTTCTAATAAACACTTTGGTCTTTTATATCTAAAAGCTTTGTTAAGAGCTATTTGTCTTTCATCACAGCCACAATCTTCTCCAGCTATAAACTTAACAGCTTTATCTATTCCAGTAGCTTTAGTAATCTTGGCGATGGTATCTCCTAACCCTTTTGATTGTTTGTCGTAATTTGCTTTCCATTCTTTGTACTCTTTAGTACGTTTGTCTTTTGGTGGTTTCATATTAAATTATAATCTTCGTTTTTAAAATCTTCGTAGTCTTCACTAAACTTATCTCTTATTTTATCTTTGCCTTTTTTTAGTGTATGAAATATATTTACTGGACTTATTTTAGTTTCAGTTGATAAACCTCTAATGCTTAAGTCTGTATCTCTATATAATTCATAAATACTTTTATCGTACCAATGCCACTTATCTAACTCATTGTCCATCTTCTCACATAATCTCCAAAACGCTTCTTCTTTTTTTATTTCATCAGTAGCTGTAAACTTATGCATATCTTTTTCTGGAATCTCGTTAAAGTCTTTGTCTTTATAAAATTCTTCTATTTGTATTTTATGCACTTTGTTTTTTAATTTAATATAATTTATAAATACACTTCTAATTGTGAAATACATATAAGCTTTAGAATATTTACCATTGCTATATACATTTTTGTTGTCTGCATATTTAATAATTTTTAAATAGCTTTCTTGTACTATGTCTTCTGCATAATCCTTTGCTCCTAGATTTTTTGCTATTTGTACCCACTCTTTATGATTTTTTCCTAATGCTACTAAAAATTCTGTCATACTAAAAACTTACACCTTTTAAGGGATTATATAAATCTCCAACTATCTCTGGTAGACCTATGTCATTAACTTTAAAGCTAAATGTTTCAAATGCATAACCTCTGCTCCGTTTACATTTAACTGTTATCCAATCCTTGTTTACTGTGTTTGTTTCTAATTGTATTTGTGTTTCTGTTTTCTTTTCTAAAAAACTTCCTAAATGTCCAGTTGGTTTATCTGTTCCAAAATTACTATGTATTACTGTAATAATATGGCAATTAAACTTCTGCGACCATTCCATTAGTTTTTGTGCGATGTGGTTGCTTTGTTCAAGATTGTTTACATCTGCTACTAAATCAGCTATTCCATCTATAACTACTAATCCTACTTTGCCTTCTTCTATTTTTTCTTTTAAATAGTATTCTATAAATTCTACTCTATGTTTAAATCCTACTGTTCTTAAACCAAAAGTGTGATAGCAACCTAAATCTTGTTCTTGGTTCATATCTACAACTCTACGGAACACTCTTTGAGCGTGAAACTTTCCTTGTTCTGTATCGAAGTGTATAAGACATTTATTGTTTCTGTGTCCTCTTAACTCTCCACCGAATTTGTTTTTGTTTCCTAAATATACAGAAGCTAATAAACTAATAAAGAAAGTCTTTTTAGTTTTAGGAGGTGCTTGTACAAAACTAAAGTTACCATAAGTACCTAAAGGTATTGGTAAGGTCTTTGAGCCTTTTAGTGTTTGTATAGTTGTTTCTCCCATAGATATTGCTACTGGTGGATATTCTACTATGTCATTTGTATTTATTACACACTCATCTTCCAAGAGTTGCATAAACATTTTCTGTTCTTCGGTCATAAAAAAAGGAGGGCTTTTACACCCTCCCAAATATTAAAATGGTAAATCTACATTGTTGTCGTTGTCTTGTGGTTGAGCTTCTTGCTGTGCTTTAGTGGACTTGCCATCAGTCCAAACTACTTTGCCATTTCCGATATATTGCTTTGGCTTTTTAGCTTCTCTTTCTTCTTTTGTTTGTGAATCAAAGGCTGATACGTTTTGACCAAATTGATTAGTATCATCGTTTACACTTATTGTAAAGTTATAGTAAACGCCTTTCTTTCCTTTTACAAATTTTTCTTTAGGTAAATTTTCTACGTTGATGTTTAAATTGATTAATGATGCCATTGTTATTTATTTAAGTTTATTAATTTATCTTTATTTACTTTTTTAAAATCTTCTGATTCGTCTTCTCCAAATACTCCTAACTCATAAAAGCCAGTTAGTTTAAGTACTGCTCTTGATAAAGCTCTTTTCTCTGCCATTTCAGCAACATACCAAGTATTACAGTTACCATCTTTAAATGATGCTCCTTTTAATGCAGAGCCAAATGTTTCTATAGTTGTGTTTGGTTTTGTACTAATATAAGCATTTGCTTTAAATACTGCAAAGTTTGTTTCACACTTAATAACTTCATAGGTTATAGCAATGTTTTCTTTTGCTTGTATCTTTTCTATGCCTTTTCGTGTTATTATAACATAATGTTGATGTTTATATACATCATCTTTTGTGAGTTCGTACTTCTTGTACAATTCTAGTAATTTTTCTCTGTTCATTTTTTTGCTTTTAGTTTTCCGTGTTTATTTGTTTTTTGCCAATTATATGTTTGACTGAATTCATCGCAAGGAATAAATTTTACTTTACCTTTTGGTGGTTTAAATTTTCTCATTCTATTGTTTGTTTTACGTTTGTTTTAAACTCATAAAATTCTTGAGTCTGTTTTCTTATTTCTTGTTTAATGTTACTGTTGTTTAATCTTAATTCTCTATTCTCTATGTGCATTGAGTTTATATAAAAATACATTTCACTTAATGCTTTCATATATTTATCAGCTTCTTTAGGTTTCTTTTTGTTAAACTCTAACAATAAGTTAGCTAATAGCTCATAGTTAGTGTGAAAGTTAATCTCTTGTAAAGTCATTTAGTACTTCCTTTTTTACTATATCTTTGTATGATTCTGGACATCCATCATCACATAATTCAAATATAAATGTTTCTAAATTAGTTATTCTTGTATTTGCTGTACATAATTCTTTTTGTAATGCATCTATCTGCATATTTTTAAAAGTATATAAGTCTCTAACTGTTTCGTGTATTGGTTCGTTTTTCATATTATAAGTTGCTAAAGTTATTAATTTCTACTCTAACGCCAGAACCATTACGTTGTTCTAAAATACATTTGTTAAATAAAGAATATCTAAATGCTTTAAAGTAATCAGTCTCTTTAATTTGGTCTCCTTGTTGTGTGGTAATAATGTAATACATTTTGTCTTGTTTTAATGTTATATGTAAATATAATACTTTTTATTTAATTAACAACTATGTTTATAAAATAATTTAAAATAAACTTAAAAAAAAAGAGGTAAACCGAAGCCTACCCCTTTTCAGAAAACAAAACAAAACAAGAATTATTTTAAGTTAGTTAGTAATTTATTGTAATATTCTATCATTTCTTTTAAATGTATATCGCTAAATTTAGCTATTTCTCTACTTTTATTCTGTAATTCTACAGCAGTACCTTTTTCATAAGCATCCTCTAAATACATTCCAAATTTAAATTGTTCTCCGTATCTAAATACATTACATCCACTACATTGCACTTGTACATTAGTTTCATCCCATCTAGTCGAGTAATGCTTTCTACTCATAAAGTGTCCAGCTTGTAACTCTTTCCAATGTGCTTGTTTACCACAAGTAACACATTTAGCAATTTCATTTACTGCAAATCTTCTTCTTATATATTGACTAAATACCTTATCAAGTTTTTTTACTATACTTTTTCTTGATGGTTTTTTAGGCATTATATTATCTCGTTGTCTATCTGCTGAATTAAGTAACGTAAATCTTCTTTACTAAATTTACCTTCAATACTTTCTTTGTATGTAGATAGTTTTAAATCGTAGTATTCAGATTGATTTTCGTGTCTTCTAATTTTTACTGCTATATTCATAGTATAAATATAACATTTTTTTATTAAAAAAAAAAGTAATAACTTTAACATTTTTTAATTATTAGTATTTTTATATAAATAAATACATAAATAAATATAAAGAAAGATAAATATATATAACAAAATTATTATAAATATTAAATTAGAAATATAAAGATATATGAAGAATATTCAAATTTATCTGGCTACTTTCTGGTTTTTTCGTAAGACCTTCCACCAAAATAAGCACCGACTATTAAAGACAAAAGTCCAGTAATGTTTTCTAAAGAATAATCTAAATACCAACCTATAACATAAGCAACTGAAAAAAATATTAATGTAAGTGGTCTAACATTCTTTGATAGTTTATTATCAGAATTTAAATCTGCTTCCCATCGTTTAGTTACTTCTTGCATCTCTACCATATCCATTTCTAGTAGTTTTAAGGCTTTTTCTTTGTCTTCTGGTGGTAATGACTCATCTTTGTCTATAAGTCCTTTAACAATACCTAAAACGCCATTAGAAGGTAATGCATCTCCTAGTGTATTTACAATGCCAGAACCATTGTTTAATAAAAACTTACCTACTTTTGTGTCTTTAAATTTCCTCGCCATAACCCCATTTAAAGTGTAAACAAATAAATATTAAGAAGATATTTAGTTCTTCATTATCTTCTTCATCTAATGCTGGATGATATTCCCAACCTAATAATAAACCTCTTTCAATAATAAAACTAAATCCTATAAACATATTATAATTTTTTTTGATAATCCCATCTTGCTCTTTCTCCTCTTATATCATAATGTACAAAAGAATCATATAAACCTAAACCACCTTGTAACATATCTCCGTTCTCTATAAGCCTTTCTATTGTCTTATATACTTCTAATGGAGATAATCCTTTTATTGCAATATCAGCAGCTTTACCCATTATATGTTGTGAAGTTTTAACACCACCGACTTTT